TGACTTCCAGCGAATATTCAGGTATAATTTATACTTACGGTAGAGTTCGTTTGCTTGAAGAGGACGACCAACTGCGTGTTCAGTTTGAATATGATATTCAAGAGAACCCTGTTGGCGTTCTTGATCCAGGCAAGTTCAGAAATCACATTGGCGATATTCTGATTGATCTACTCGAAGAAAATCTATTAAAGAATAACATAGTATACACTGGCGGAACTGATGAGAATCGAACAACAAATTCTGAGTAATTTGATTCATGATGAGCACTATTGTCGTAAGGTCATTCCATTCCTAAAGCGTGAGTATTTTTCCGATCGTAAAGAATCGGTGATCATTACTGAGATCATCGAGTTCTTTAACAAGTACAACAAATCCCTAACACCAGAAATCCTAGCGATTGAAGTTTCAAACGCAAAAGGTGTTACAGATAAAGAAGTTGGTGACGTTGGCGAGTACATCAAGACTTTGGTCAAGGCACCTGTAAACGAAGACTGGTTACTTACAAGCACTGAGAAGTTCTGTAAAGACCGAGCCGTTTATCTGGCTATCATGAACTCCATTAAGATCTTTGAGGGTAAAGATCCTGTACATGGACAAGACGCAATCCCTCACCTATTATCTGACGCACTTGCTGTATCTTTTGACAGCCATGTGGGTCACGACTACTTGGATGACTTCGCAGATCGCTATGATTTTTATCATCGCATTGAAGAGAAGATTCCATTCGACTTGGATATGTTCAACAAGATTACCAAGGGTGGTCTGAGCCGTAAGACTTTGAACATCGCACTGGCTGGTACTGGTGTTGGTAAGTCCTTGTTTATGTGTCACGTTGCAGCTGGCGCACTAACTGCAGGTCGTAACGTTCTCTACATTACTATGGAAATGTCAGAAGAACGTATCGCTGAACGTATTGACGCAAACCTTTTGAACTTGACTATGGATGAATTGAAGGTTGTCGACAAAGACATCTTCGAATCACGCATTGACAAACTGAAAAAGAAAACACAGGGTAAACTGATTGTAAAAGAATATCCAACTGCTTCTGCTCACGCTGGTCACTTCCGTGCCTTGTTAGAAGAACTTAAACTCAAACGTGAATTTGTTCCAGATATCGTGTTTATAGATTATCTAAATATTTGTTCCTCGCAGAGGATGAAAGCTGGTGCGAATGTTAATTCATATACGTTTGTGAAAGCGATTGCTGAAGAGCTTCGTGGTTTGGCTGTTGAATATAATGTACCAATTGTTTCAGCGACACAAACTACTCGTTCTGGATATGGTAGTTCAGACCCAGGACTTGAAGATACTTCTGAATCGTTCGGTCTACCTGCGACAGCTGACTTTATGTTTGCTTTGGTTTCAAGTGAAGAACTAGAAAACCTGAATCAAATTATTGTCAAGCAGTTGAAGAACCGTTACAATGACCCGAATTACTATAAACGGTTCGTGGTTGGTATTGATAGAAGTAAGATGAAATTATATGATGTTGAAGCATCTGCCCAAGAAGGCTTGGCTGACGCTGGACACGTCAAAGATGACAAACCATTATTTGATAAGAGTGGTTTTGGTTCCAGAATGCAGTCTGAGAATTTTAGCGGATTTAAGTTTTAAGGAGAAACGAAATGAGTGTTGATGCTGGTAGAAATGTGAAAGTTGTTGTATTGGAAGCCCCTGAGGTTGTTCCTCGTCCAGACCTAGTTGGTACTTGGCTTGATGAACGCCATTACCACACATTGGTTGAGTCTGATATGGACTTGTACCTTCCTGCTTCTTGTGCAACTGACCTGTCTGATCCAAATTGCGACAAGGCTTGCAGTGGTTGCGAGAAGGCACTTGATGAACGTAAGATTGTTTTCAAGTTCCGTAAGAACTACTTCAGCGACGAAATGACAAAGTCTGCATACGAAGGTCTTCGTGATGCAGCTACTGAAACTCAGAACCGTGGTACTGCTGCTGGTCCACGTGGTGATAAGCTACAAGGTCGTGACTGGGTTACTGCTTATCAATGGGACATCATTGATGCCTTTAAGAAGGGTGCTGGTAACTTGTTGGGTGAAGACCCAATTGAAGTCATTCAAACTAAATATGGAGAAAATCGCGACCAAGCATCTAACCGTGCTCAAGTGTGGTTGCGTGATAGCGTTGATGACGCTGGCTTCCAGTTTGACGACTGGGTTGAAACTACTCGTCGTAAACCTGCAGCCGAAGCATCAGAAGATGCAGCTTGGGTTGAGAACAACCTAATCTCTAAGACTACTTACGCAAACCCAGTGAACTCTGGTATTGCTGGTTGGTACGATCGTTATCCACGTATCCCTTATGGTCGTGCTACTTCTTACACTGAGAAGCAATTCGATAAGTTCAAGAAGTCTTACCCATACCTTCAGCATCTGTCTAAGGCATTCGCTGAATTGCTACCATGGCGTTATGGTAACCAGAAAGCTGCTGCGGATAAGATTGATCCACGCTTCTTGGTTCCAGATACTCCATTCAGTACAATTACTGTAAACCGTAACTTCAGAACTGCAGCCCACTATGACCCAGCTAACATGGATGATGGATTTGCTAATATTTGTGTGTTTAGTAATTCAGACAACTATCGTGGCGCATATCTGGTTTTCCCTGAAATTGGATATGCTATCAACATTAGACCTGGAGACCTTCTCTTTGTTAATAACATGGCTGGCTTGCATGGCAATACTGAACTCATCCTTGACGACCCGAACGCAGAACGCATCTCAATCATCGCCTTCTTCCACGAAGGAATGTTGACCCTTGGTTCTATGGAATATGAAAATGCTCGTCGCAAGTATGTTGAACACTGCAAGAACGATGTGAACAACCCTCACTATCGCCCACGCTTCAACGGTGTTTACGCTGGTATGTGGGAAAGCCAAGAGTGGTATGACTTCTGTAAGAAAGAAGTTGGTGAAGCTGAAACAATTAAGATGCACCCAGAAGCTAACGCATCTTCACTTGATGAGTTCTTTGCGTAATGTGTGCCGTAATTGGAGCAGTTATTAAGAATCCTTCTCTGAAGGATTTTGAAGCCCTGAAGCGTGTGTTCGTCGAGTCTAAGATTCGTGGGATGCATGCAACAGGTATGTCATTCTTACCTAGATGGACTAATGAGATTGTTACCATTAAAGAAGCTATCCCAGCGGATAAGTTCGTTGAGAAGCATATGCATAATGATAACTTCAAAGAGTTCATCAACGAGGATGGTAACTTATACCTAATCGGTCACTGCCGTTATTCTACTTCTGATTTAGAGTATAACCAGCCAATGGCTACTACTCAAAAATCAATTGTTCATAATGGTGTTATCACTCAAGAGCTTCCAGAACATTGGAAAGAGTTGTATGGTTATGATTGCACAACTAAGAATGATTCTGAGTTAGTCCTTCACTCCAACGACCCTCTTGATGAGTTCAACAATATGTCAATGGCTGTATGTACACTTACAGCTTCTCCAAAAGAGTTGACAGTTTATCGTAATGGTAAGCGACCATTATATTTGACTACTTTGTCAAATGGTAGTATAATTACTTCTACAGCAGATATTGCCAACCGTGCTGAACTGTATTTTCCAAATATGGAAATCCCAATGGATACATATATCACGTTTGATTCTGCTTTGACTATGAAAATGCAACTTGTTAAAACAGGAAACAAGGATCTACAGAATGTACAACAAAAGTGATTTTACATACGGTATGGAGATAGAGTGGGGAGATGTTCCCCGCTCTTTTTCAATTCCAGAGAACCTTGGTTCTTGGGAATACTCCGAGCGTGACATTATCAATTTGCGTGCACCATATGCAAACGTGTGCGCTGACCCACTAGGTGTTGAACCGCCAATGGGCGGTGAGATTAACACTAAGCCAACTAGAACTTGGCAAGAACAAGTTGATCGTTACTTTGAACTGAAAGAGTTATTCAATGAACAAGGTCATGACCCAACTGTTGGTGTTACTGCTCACACCCATATTCATTGTCGGGTTCCACGCTTGCGTGATGATATTGATGCTCTGAAGCGACTAACCAAGTACATCAAAGAGAATCAAGCTGCAGCTATTGAACACGTCTATGGCTTCTTTGAGCATAACCAGATGAAGGGTGCCAAAGGTTCTAAGATGTATCTGAAGTTTGATGGTGGTCGCCCAATGCCTGACTACATGAGCGATAACATTATCAACCTAGCCACTGACTTTGATTCATTCATCAAGATGCACGCTGCTGGTAAAGATGGTGTATCAATGGGTCGTCCATTCCGTTTCGCTATTAACATGTATGCGTTGAAGCATATTGATACAGTAGAGTTCCGTTTGTTTCGTGGTACGTTAGACCGTACTGAACTAGAATCATGCTTCCGTTTCGTTCAGGATTTCCTAGACGCAGCTTTGAATGATGGTCCAAGCGTCAATGAACTTATCTCCGAAAGAGGTTACAAGTTCCCTCCAATGCAATGGGACTTGGCTCAGTTCATCGGTTGGGAAAAGACTAAGCACCCAGAAGAACGTGGTAAGAAAGTGAGAACTCTAATTGAAGTTGAATAAGTGCACTCGCGATCAATTCATCAAAGCTATCTCTGATGATAAGGCTGACAAGTTTGCTAAGACTTTCGTGGCCAAAGCAGACATGCAGGAACAGTGGGATGATTGTATCGGTGCCTTCAACGAAGAAGGCGAACTGATGGCTGCTATCATTACCACTATCTCTAAGCGTAAACCTTTCGTTGCTAATCTACAGCTGCTTCATACCTTTGCTAAACACAGAGGTCAGGGAGCAGCCAAAGCATTATGTGAAGCATCGCTGCGTCATGTTAAAAGTAAGCAAGCGTTATACTTCCGTGTATCGTCAGAACCAGAATCAGTTGGCTTCTACGAAAAGATTGGTTTCAAGTTCTGGGGTAAACAAAAGTCTGGATGTCAGTTGAGTATTTTCCGAATT